GTTTTCCCAGAATACTTTATCACTTCCACCACCTGTGGCTCCAGCTGCTGCTTCACCCCATGAAATGTCTGTACCATCAGATACTAATGTTTGACCAGAGCTACCGACCGTTAAAGCTGCTGGGTTTCCAGATGAATCTCCATAAATAATCTTACCTCTAGCTAATCCTGCCATCTTAGCAAGAGTAACTTGATCGTCTGCGATGTGTGCAGTGTCTATAGAGCCGTCTGTATAGTGTTCAGAGTTAATAGCATCATCTGCTATTTTAGCTCCTGTTACAGCGTCAGCATTGATAGCTGCTGTGACTACAGCATTATCTGCTATTAAAGCTGAGGTTATCGCATCGTCTGCTATCTTAGCTGAAGTAACTGCATCATCGGCAATCTTAACTGTAGTAACTGCTCCACTTGCAATCTTAGCTGCACTAACTGTACCGTCTCCGGGAGTTGTGATAGTTAAAGCAGATCCAAACTGAACAATGAAGACAGAGTCTCCACTAGCTAAATTAGCACCAAAGATAATAGTATTAGCATCGACTAACGCAAAGCCTTCTGCCGGAGCAGATGTACCTGTATTAGCTTTTTGGACGACACCATTAATACTTACAAGTAATTGAGCTGCACTTGTTATACTAGCAGCAGAACCTGAGTTACTGCTTTCACGTAAGTCATATGTAGCTATACTACCATTAAGTGTAGGTGCTCCGCTTCCACCAGCTGGGCATAAGAAGAGATATTTAAAGTCTCCAGTTGATGTAACTTCTTTCCATGCAGATGTACTACTGTCGTACACCTTCATCTTATCCGCATTGGTATCGTAACATAGATCACCTTCATCATTATTAGATCCGGGTTCTCCAGCATTTACACGATAACGAGCATTAAAATCATTAATATCATCAGAAAGTTGTTTAACATCAGTCTCAGCTGCTAAGAGTTTATGATAATTATATGTGTTACTAGATCCAGTAGATGAAACCATTAGACCTACACCAGAGGCTAATGTCTCACTATATAAGCTAGATGGGAAATTATTAATTGTTACGTTATCAGATCCATTGCCTGCTGTCCTTGCAGTAGTAGATACACCACTACCATTAACAACTATACCAGCAGCGTCTGAAATACTAATTACAACACCTGAACTAGGTTGAGATGTTGGAAAGTTATCTTCATCTGCTATAACTTCTAATCCACCAATAGGTGCAATCTGTGCTGCAACATAATCTACAACAGCTCCAGATGTTGGTAACTGTGTATCACTATTAGATATAGATGTCTGTTTTAGATCACTAGCTAACTTGGCTAGTGTTACGTTAGAGTCTGCTATTTTAACAGTAGTTACGTTAGCATCTGTAATCTTAGAAGTTGTTACAGAGTTAGAAGCAAGCTTTGCATCTGTAACTTGAGTCCCACCAATATGAGCTGTGTCAATAGATCCGTCTACGTAATGTTCAGAATCTATACTGTCGTCAGCTATTTTTGCATTTGTTACTGCATCAGCACCCAGAGCTGTAGTATCTACCGACCCTGCTGCATAATGTTCAGCATCAATAGAATCAGCTGCTAGATGTTCAGAATCTACAGCGTCATCTGCTATTTTAGCTCCAGTAATTGCGTCTGCTGCTATCTTAGCTGTGGTTACATTTAAGTCTGTAATTTTAACAGTTGTAACTGCATCAGATGCAAGCTTTGCTGTAGTTACCTGAGAGTCTGCAATGTGAGCAGTATCAATGCTACCATCAACATAATGCTCAGAATTGATTGAATCATCGGATATATTATCTCCATCTACTGCATCATTAGCTAATTTTACATGTGTAACTTGACCATCAGCTATATGTGCTGTGTCAATACTACCATCTACATAATGTTCACTATTAATTGAATCATCAGCAATCTTAGCTCCAGTTATAGCATCAGCTGCAATCTTAGCTGTAGTAATTTGACTATCAGCTATGTGTGCAGTATCTATAGAACCATCAACATAGTGTTCTGAGTTGATTTGATCGTCTGCAATCTTTGCACCTGTTATAGCATCTGCTGCTATATCAGCTGTAGCTATTGTACCATCAACTATCTTAGCACTTGTAATAATACTATCTTTTAAGTCAGACGCTATTACTGTTTGGTTCTGTTCCTCTTGTGCAGCATATAATATCTGCGTCATATTGTTGTTAAGGTCTCCTGCCTTAACAGAAGAGCCAGCAACAAATGTAGCTTTTGCTGCGTCTACATCTGTATCTCGAAAGATACGTATAGCTGCTGGACTTGCTGGTATATTACCAGAGGTAAATACAACATTACCTCCACCAGTTGTTGTGTAGCTGGTTATATTATAGTGGTTGCCTGATGTCTTTATTACACCGTCAACATCAACTTTAATATCAGCTTCCTTTATAGAGGGAAATGAAAACGACTTCGTAGCGTTTCCATCTCCTGTATAATCTACGAAAGTTGTCGCCATTATTTATACATATTTATAAGGTTGTATGTTTGGGAGGATTTGAATTGTTGTGCTTGTTTCTTAGATCTTTGTTCTTCGATAATATTGTATATATCCTCTCTATATTTAATAGAGTTCCAAGCTGCTATTCGTGTACGTTTAAATAATCTGTCAATTACTATATTATGGTAGTAATCTCTTGCATTAAACTGACCTCTATTACCTGCTCGTATATCAGCTCTCATCTGCTGCATAGATGCTATAATTCTAGGATCTTTAGATAACTTTTCTAAATCTCTTTCTAAATTAAACTTACCTATAGCTTCTTGGAACTGAGATCTTATACGAGGATCATCGGTTAAGTTAGTACCATCGGGTGCATAGAATGTAGACATCCTTAAATCATAACCACTTTCAAATAGGAATGTTCTACCATCACTAGATTCTAGATTCAGACTTACAGGACTAATAGCATTAAATGCACGAGTCATAAAGTCATAGTCTTTTAGTGGTTTACCATTCAGCATATCATACTTATATGGTAACTCATTTACACCGGGTAAATTCTCTGAAGCTAAGTTACGGTTACGCCATGATTGGAATACACCAGAGTTTATTTCACGCATATGAGGGGTAATTAGTTTACCTAGTTCATTACGTGCACCAGCTAAAGGTACAGTATTATTCATTATACTAGCACCAATCCGTTCTATTTGTCCGGGTCTACCAGCTGCTAAATCAACAAGTTGTTGGATACCAGCTAAATAAGACTTACCAGATACAGCTTGTGCTATAACTAATGATATCTTCTGTAGTTCTTTCTCAGTCCACTCTTCACCCATTAAAATACTAGCATCACCTACATCAGCAACAGTAGATAATATAAGACCAAAAGGTTCTATAGAATCATATCCTACACGTACTCCACCTACCTCGATAGTTCTTGGTAAGTATCCTCCGTCTATCCAACCTTGACGTTGTTGTCTGTCAGCCGGACCATTTCCATATAATCTTCCATTCATCCAAGCATTAATAGCCATGAATGTAACAGCAGTACCTATCGCTAATCGACCTGTTTGTAAAGCCTTAGCGTTTTGTAACTCTTCTAAAGTATTGATACCATATTTTTTAACATTCGTTAGGTTACTAGGATCAGCAAACGCTATATCATTAAACTCTCTAACTAAGAAGTTAAATCCGGGTGTATGTTTACCTGTTAATTCAAGTCCATTTACACCAGTTCTAGCAAATAGAAAGAATGGTCTAACAAAGGGGTTAGCTGTCATAACATCATTAAGACCTTTACCAAAACCTGTAAGATCTTGTGTTAGTGTTACTTCTTTACGTGCAAATATAGTTGCTTCATCTTTTATGTTACCATTTGCATCAAAGATCTCTGAATAGAAATCATCTTGATAGGCTCTCATGATCTCTGGAGTTAACTTAGGTATCGCTACACCTTCACCTTGTAGTGTCAGTACATTACGCATAGCTTTTTCTCTCATCTTAGCTCTGCCAAGTAAGAATGTAAAAGCATCATCGGTAGCTGCCATTAACTTTGTAGAGTATGTAAAAAGATTGCTATTATTTACACCACGTATCATATTAGCAAAAGCAAATAATGCTCTATCTTCTGGGCTAGCTCGTCCGGTATCTTCATAATATTTTCTAACAAGTTCCCAATTATAATCACCTTTAGTAAATTCAGTATATCTAGTCTTTACAGTAGATATATCACCAGACCAATAGGAATTAAGTCTAGTAAAGAATAAGTCAAACGCTTCTGGTACGGCTTCTAGCATACCATTCATAGCTGCGAGACTACCACGTATGGTAGCAGAGTCTCCTGTAAAAGGATATCTCATGGTTGCACCTAAGAATGTTGATAAAGGACGTAAGAATGTTGCACTACCTGTACCTAATAAAGCTCGCATTGGTGTTTTAGGTCCGCTTAATATACTGTGGCTCATCATTTCCTGTAAGCTACGTATTAAAGCACCTGTACGATCTGGTCCTTCTCCTCCTATTTGACCACCTTTAAGGATAGTCTTTGCCCAGTTATCAAAATCTTCTACTGAGTTGACATGCTTCATCATAGAGAATGCTTCAAATAAGGCATTTAATAGGTTCTCGTCTGGATCATCTTTTGCTATCTTTAATATAGATAGTATAGAATCTTTTGCATCCTGTATTTCTCCTTTAACTGCTTCATTAATAGCATCGTTAACTACTGCCTTGGATTTACCAGCACCAAATGATCTGAAATAATCAGATGCTACAAACCTAGACTTCTTAGTTTGGAACAAAGCGGTAAGCATTGTATCTACTATTTGCTTTGCTGGACCATCTATATCGTCTATAGACACGTAGTCCATTATTTCTCTACCAGCTATACCAGTATCACGTAACTGTTTTAATAGAGATCCTACAACTAAGTCAGCTGTAACCACTGTCTCAGCAGCCCATGTTTCAAATACTTCCTCACCTAATGGTAATTTAGCAGTATCTCTAGCAAATAAATCTGCAAGAAACTCATCAGCTGACATTTCAGCAGCATTTCTGCCTTCAATTATCTGTCTATAGTTATGAATAGAATCACGCCAAACATCAAGCATAAGCTTTCTGTCACCTTTTACAGCGTCTAATTCTCTAGCAAACTTATCATCACTCATTAAGCTACGTAGTGTACGTTCCACTACTTCGTCTGTTGTACCACCTTCTAGTGCTATACGTTCTCTTTCGACTGCTGTAGTTACAGAGCCTGTTGATCCATCTTCAGATCCCCAATCTGTACGTGTACGTCTTAATTGTTCATATGCGTCTCCAGCTGGAACTTCAGATATATCAGCACCTTGGTGTCTTTCAGCAAGTGGTGAGTTTTTAGCGGCACGAAAGTCTGCTTCTCCTTTACGTAATTGTGCAAGAGCTGCTGTAGTTGATTGATCTTCTATACTAGCATTACGGTTTATAATCTGTTTTCTAACAGTTGAACTACCTTTACCAAGTAAATGTATAGCTCCATCAAATACAAGACCAATACCCATACCTTCGACGACGTTCTTAAACTTCATCATTATAGGATGGTCAGTCTCTTTAGTAGCTAAGGGTGTGTCCATCCAACCATAGCGATCTCTCATAGCTCCTAGAGCATTGTGCCCATCAGACTCCTTGGATATAATATCTGAGATACCACCAATAGCAGCACCTCTAGTTAATGTACCTAAGCCTAAGAGTTTAGCTGCTCCTCCAGCTAGTAGAGGTATACCTGTAGCTGCGAGTCCTTTTGCTGCTAGTACTGTACCAGCTGCTAAGGAACCGAAGTGGACTGTACCTCTTAGTAACTTACCCCACCATGTTTTTGTAATGATAGGATCATCTTCATCAGTGAAAGGTGTCCACTCAGGTTCATAGTAACCTTTCTCTTCTTTCTCTCTCTGCATTTCACCAGAGAACGCATCCATTGTACGCTCTGGGAAAGTAGCTAAAGAAGAGGCTGTGTCCTGTAGACCGCCAGACAAAATAGATTGTCCTTCTTTAGCTAAACCTTTAAGACCCCACTGATCGTTGTTTCTAGGGTCAGCAGCTATTTCAGCCGCTTTGTTATCAGCGGCGACTGAACCAGCCTGTGATTCTTGTAACTGTTGTTTTTTATCTGAATCTTCTTCTATCTGACTTATCATGTCTTCGACAGAAGGTAATCCCGTAGGATCAAATTCAACGTTTTCCATAATCAATCTAATGTGTTTTCTATCTGTTTTTTAGCACAAGCTGCACACATGTTACTTGGATCTAAAAATGGTGGTAATTCTCCGATTTTTTCGTTAAATAATTTTCTATAAGCTTCTCTATCTTCTTTTGGTATATTAGTCAAACGTCTCCAAGTTTGGTCAGCACCTGCATACATTACTTTGTTATGACCTTTAAACCGTAGTCTGGCTAATACAAATTCCTGTTGCATGGCTTCATTAAATAACGCTTCGCCAGCTAAGTGCCCTTTAGGTATACTGGCTAATACTTGTTTCAAACCTTCTGCTGTTATACCATATAAACCAAAGTTATCATAACCCTGTTCTATAAGATCTATAACTTCATCTATAGTATGTTCTGATAAAGGCTTCTCTAATGTAGTATATTTATTATCTTTTTTGATAGCATCTATACCACCATTATCTACATCTTTTGGATCGGTTATCGCTGTTAATATTTTTTCACGATCTCCGTTTTGATTCTCTGTAGCAATTCTGTCTACTTTATTTGCGGATGGTTTATCATCTATTAATATAGGGTTTGTAAGACCAAGGTTAACATCACCCATAAGTTCTGGTATAGGGTCCATTTGACCTAAAGCTACAAGTCTATCGTGAGCTAATTTAATTGATGATTTATTTTTATATAGATGTGATACACTTCTCCAGTAACCGGGTAATTTATCAGTTTTACCTTTGAAGAAATCAAGGGATGGTTCAATGAATGGTTCTTCTCCTTTATGTACAGTTTTTGCCGATATAGCACCTTCATTATCATCTCTATAAACTTGAGTTAACTTAGCTATCGCTATCTTTGTATCGTCTGGTGTGGTGGTATCAACTTTCTTATCAAATTGTTTATTATTAATTGCATCTCTGGTAAGTTGTGTTGCTTCTCCTAAAGGATCATCGACACCTAACTTTTCTAATCTTTTATATTCTTTTATAAAAAATTCACCAGCATCTTTATACATTTGCCGCCCTTTTTGTATTTGCCATTCTCCATTTCTAACATCTTTTCCAAATACATCTGAATCTCTAGATCTAAGAGTTGTTAGATCTGACATCTCAGTTTTAATACTATCAAACTCTGGTCTATCAAATACGTTTTTTCTGCTTCGCTCTACAAGTTTTAATGCCTGAGTACGTAAAGTAGAATCATGAATTGTAGAGATCATCTCCATTGTTACCTCTATATCATCATGCTCAAATCTACCTTCTAAGTATTGAAGTTTACCTTGCTGTGCTTCTAATGACTCTTCTTTTTTTTTATCGTTAAAATGATTACGTATTTCGTTAGCGTTATTCTTTTGTAGATGTTGATAATCAGTTTTCTTAGTACTACCTTTTGGTACAAACTTCATATCTTCTAGTATATACTGAATATCTTGCTCATCAAATACGTTGTTATCTATACCACGTTTTACTAATAAAACCCACTCCTCATTAGCCTTCTTCATTGAGTTTTTACCATAACCCTTTTCTTTCCAGTATCCAGCTCTTCTTTCTATGAAACCATCTCTTTGATAAATTTCATCTCCTATAGGTTCAGTATAATCAGGGTTGTTATGCTTGTCAGCATTAACCTTTATTGTATCAAAATAATACTGGTCTGTATTACCTTGATTGATTGTATTTACAGCTTGAGACTCTGCACTAAATGATTGGCTATTTTCACTCTTTATACGAGTATTCCATTTAGGTATAAAATCACTAATAAGTTGACCTTTACTAATCTGTGGAAATTCGTTAGTCCATATTTCTATATATCTAGCACCAGCTATTCTCCACCATTGTTGCTTTTCAGCCGTAGTCATATCGCCAAATAGCTTGCCATTAACTACAAGACTACCTTTAGCAATTTCTAAATACTGAGGTAGATAGAAGTGCATATTTTTTACAGCAGCTCTACCTGATCTGATATCCTCAGTAGATATCATTTTCTTAAGTTCTAATAGCTCAGAATTACTATATTTAGTACCTGTACTGTCCTCTCCAGTCTCTTCTATTCTTGCTATTTCTTTCTCTATTTCACTATTACTCTGATTTTTGAGTTCAGTATATTTTTTCTCTACTCCAGCAAATCTACTTACAAGTTTAGGATCTTTACCAGCTTCCATGACCTCGTCATAGTCAGCCTCGTTATCATTGTAAGCTTGCATTTTATTAACTGCAGTTTTTGCTGATGTAGCAAACTGTGTTACATCTTTTAAAAGATCTATAGATGAATACTTACTCGCAGCATTGTATGCCTGTATATGTTGAGCAAAATCTCTAGTCCTGACTCGTATGTTACGGTCTATAGACTTGTTTACACCTTCTTCAGCATTAGGGTTGGGATCTTCGTAGATCAGTTTCTCATCGGTAAACGGAGCTAATTCCTGTCTACCGAGAGAAGCAAAATATGAATCGTTTGTTGCCATTTAACCCATCCCTAAATGTTGAAATATAGTTTTACCACCATCTTTAAATTGGAAGCTTCCTATACTTAAGATCTGTGAAGCTAATTGTAATGCTCCGCCAAGTCTATTAGATGGTGGCATTAATACAGGTGCACCATATTCTGGTCTAACTCCTATTGCATTTATTGCTTTAGCTTTTACTGTTCCATATTGATGAAGTCTGGCTTGTGTTCGTCTAGCCATATTAGGTCCAAACTCATTACGTACAGCATTGTTTAAAGCACCTCTAGCTCTTGTTAAAGCTAGTAATCCTTTCCTACCAGCTGTTCTGGATCTACCCCCTTGTTTTGCTTTTATATCTCCTCCTTCAGCCCAGTATTTAGCAAAGATATTCTCATATTGTTGCCTTGATTTTCCTTGCACATACAAAGCTCTTTGTAAGTCGTTACTAAAACCCTTACTAAGTCCGATAGTAGCAGTATTTAAACCACGTTGACCGGTTGTTTCTCTATTCCAAAATTTTAAGGATGCAGAACGATAATTAGCGTCTTTCTCCATCCATCGTTGTCTAGCAGCTCGTCTAGACCCAGCATTAAGATCGCACACGGCAAAATTCTATAAATGGTAAATTGTTTGGTCCATAGTTAAACTTACGTAAAAACTTGAACCCTAAAAACTTTAATAGTTTTAAATGTACTGTATTTCTACAGTCTACTATATTCCACAAAAGAGGTTCTTCACGGCTATCGACATACCGTTTCGCTTCTCTTGCAAATGTGATTGGATAACGTTCTATATCTGGTGTGCATAACATCCAGATTGCTCCGTCATCACCTACTCCGGCTAGTCCGGCAGTCTTGCCGTCTGGTACTGTGAAATACACAGCAGAGCCTTCCTGAGCAGCTATAGGAAGTGAGGCTAGGGGATTAGTCCCATGACCTTCTGTAAGCTCCCTATAGTCGTCTGGACGTAGGTTTGAGGCTACTTCTGTAGCAGCCTCTAATGTAATTGGGTGAATGTAATTAGGCATGTCTGTAGAATCTTGGTGAATAATCTCCTTCCCATGCCAAAGCTCTTAAGGTGGCTGGAGCTGGGTGAGTAGATTTTAAAGTAATATTAACATTAGTATTCTTTTCATAAATAGGTATAGTTTTTATATATTCTTCTAGATAAGGGGCTCTTGAAGCCTCATAAGAGTCCGAGAGTGTTGATTCGTATGTATCTGTAAAATCATCTTTCCCTACACGTTCTAATGTAGTTTCATATAGACCTATCTTACCGAAATGTAGCTTGATTCTATGTAATACAAGTGATGAATTAACATCAGCAATTGATCTTTGATTTTCAGTTTTTGTAGGATATATCTTAGGAAACTCTACTAAGTACTCATACAAGTAACCTATACGTAATGTTACTCCCTGCCAATTTCCGGGTACAGTAAAACTTGTACCTGAGACTGTACATTTGGCATATCTACCTTGGTCATTAGTAGGTCCGGGAGTACCACCCTCATCAATAACCACTAGATCGCCGTTAGGGGTAGTAACATTGGATAGCCAATTAACACCACTAAACGTAGTTAGATTAGTAGTAGAGTTAAAATTACCACCACTAATTGTTGTATGATTATCTAAATGTATTTGATAATTTATATCATCAAAAGTAGTACTGGGGTCACTATCAGCTTGTACTAATTTTACACATTGTAAGAAGTTATCTGTATCTAAATAGTAATATTCATCATTAATAATGAAATGATATTTAAGTGGATTGTTAAACTTCCATTTAAACCAAGCCTGTTGTTGTACTTTATCACCTACTTGTAGATATTTATATCCAAATACAGTATCTGAATCAGTTTTACCCATTAATATTATAGCATTTTCTCTAGAATTAGTGAGTAAATCTAGATCTTTAGGTAATAATGAAGGTACTAATTTACTAATTTCAGCAATCTGTGGTTCTCCTTCTCGTGCTGTATTAGCCATTTGGTTCATACGACTGTACTTACCAGAGTTATCTAGATAAGCTATCGTAGTTCCTAGTGAAATAGGTGGTATATCTTTGTTATAATTAAACGTAGATACCGTCCTTAATTTAGCTGTATCTGGATTTAATACTGTATCATCTGATGACAGTAAGAATTGTTGGTTTGTACTGAATACTAACAGTCCAGCATTAATTTGGATACCATCAAATAGATCTGATGGGAACATAGACGCAGCGGATATATCAATAGGGTCACTAGCTGATACAGTTAAGGCAGATTCTATAAAGAAATCTGGTGTACCTAATGTACCCGGTCTGGATAGAATAACATTTTCTCCAGATAATATTGCTAATCTATTACGGAAAAATAGTACTTTATTAACTCTTTGTCCTACAAATGTAGGCATAGGATTAGTATTTGTATCTCCTACTCTACGTGTTTGATATGTAAAAGGTCTAACAGTAAATGTAGTTGCAGCTGTACGTTGTATAACTAATGGCATGTTAGTTAATGTATCAGTTATACCGGGTATAGGACATTCACTCCACGACCCTGCTCCATCTAAATTATTTTCTCCAGAAAATCTAAGGTAGTAATCATCTTCATCAGACATTCTAGCGTTAGCTACTTTTACTACATAACCATGTCTACATTGATTAGGTAATAATGAAACATCGTTTACTGTTTTTTGAAAGACTCTCATAAGGTCTTCTTCTGCTACTTCCACATTAAATGCCGAGCTACTGGATAGATATATACCCGGTCCTATAACTTTAGCGGTGACACCAGATGGTAGCTGATCAACAATACCAGCTAATATAGTATCAGCAGTTACAGCAGTATCGGCATCAAAAGGAGTAGGCGAAGGGCGTACTAAACCGTCTCCATTATTCGTCAATGTAGCTTTAACTTGTGTAGTCTCTATTTCTGTTACGGAAACATCTAAGTATGCTTGACTGTCACCGGCAGCGGCTTCATCAGCAGCGTCTGGAACTACTCGTACAACATCTCCAACGTCCCAACCTTCACCACCATGTAGTAAAGTTACTTCTAGATTATAGCTACATCTGTAGTTATCTCCACCCGGACCTTCAGCAGCAGCATTATAGTTAGGGCTAACACCTTGTTGACCTAAAGCTGTGCAACGAAATACTAAGTTATCTTTACCTGTAGTAAGTGTAGTACCGCTGCTATTTTTTACATGTGTAATATTTTCAGTAGCTCCATAACTGCCTTTAGCTGTAGCTGCAAAAACCTCAGTACCTATACCGGGACAATGCCCTGTACCATCTGACTCGTCATAACTATTACCTGTGATTTTAATTTTTGTAGCTCTTTTAATAGTAGTTAAGTTACCTGTAGATGTAGAGTCAAATATATTAAGACCATACTGCCTACCGTTTTCAGTACGCATTAGCTCAATCATAGCACAATGAGCTTCTGGTCTATCAGCTGTAGTACCAGTCTGTCCTATTAAAGTATTAGAATTAGTAGTGTCCCTACTTGAAACAAATGTAGTGTCATTGATAGTGAGGAACTGTAAGTTTTCTGGTTCACTGGTAGCTAAATAATTTGTTACTGTTGTTTGATGATTTGTACCATCATGTGTATAGCTAGTAGTCATTAATAGACCGTCGCTACAACGCCATACACGTACCTGTCCATCAGCTGCAACTTGTCCTATATAAGAACCTTCACTTTCATCTCTATAATAATGAAACCAAGAACCTCCAGACTGTACGTTAGATAAAGGCGTAGTGCCTATTCTTGCACCACCGGGTCTTTTAAATAAACCATAAGTTGGGTCAGGTATTGCGTTAACAATATCTCTAACCTGACCTTGGAATTTTAAGTGATCTGCTTGTCCAGAAATCCCTGCAATAAAGTTAGGGATAGTTTGTGTAATGCCTGCCATTATCTTGCTAAGTTCCTCCAAGGTTCATATGTAGGATATACTGTGTCATCTGGGAATCCTAACATGCTGTGATTACCTTGATTACATTCATATTCCATGAGAGCTGCACGACTTAATGCTTCTTGTTGAGCTAGTAATTCAGTAAGTTTTGGATTAGCTACAAGCTGCGTTGCTGCTATTCTTGACGCTCTATAAATTATATATCTCTTAAATGCAGGAGGTAAGTCCTCATAATTATATAATCTGACTACATCTAACTCGATATCTGTAAACTCTGTAAATTCATCTGTATGATCCATTTTGTCATACAAGAATCCTCCACGTCTGATAAAGTTATAAGTCCTACGAGTCCAGTTATCTGGTAAATCTATTTTAACTATGTCATTAGATATTGCTATTTTATTTGTAGTTGAATCTACATTAAATTTTACATGACGCTCTCTGTTGAAGTGCCAACCTTCCGATTGTACGTCTACGTTAGCATCACGTAATAAGTTGTATATAAATTGTATTTCTGGGTTAGCGTTGGATATTACTCCAGTGGATGGATCTTTTAATTGTGATATTGGTGCTTGACCTATGCTACCCAGTATAGAGTTCACTGCGGATAGTTCGGTATCGGTGTCAATAGTTGTGGTAGCCATAAAAAAAGGGGAGCCGAAGCTCCCGTATAAAAAATAAAAATTAGAAAGCAGCAGGCTTAGTAGCTGTACCGGCGAATAATTCGACAGCAGCAGCAGGGTTAAGTGAATCTGCTCCCATTGCTAG